ATCTGTTGAAAATACTGTCGGTGTGCCTCCGTAAACATCCCAAGTTAATGGTGCATAGCCGTGTGATAAGCAGTTATCAATGGATACCTCAATACCGTCGACATTCAAACCATCTCGAACGTAGGTGCCGTCTATCGCACCTTGTTGAGCAACTTGGTTAGTACCTGTAACATCAGGATTACCACTAAACAAGATTGTGCCTGTGAAGCAGTTCGACACTTTGAACGTGTTCATGCCTGTAGCGTCTAACAGGATTCCACCACTTGACGTTATGTTAACGAATGTCCTTGGAGTTGTAGTAGCATCCTCTGGCCCAACCAGACGGATGGAAGGAAACCCGGAAGACGAAGCTCCAGCCCACGCAGGATCTTGGTAAGTGATTAGCGTACCCCCATCCACAACTAACCCTGATCCAGCTCTTAACCCCCTAAACAGTATACAAGAGTCCAACGTGGCCTGTATTTTAGGGTTTATAATGCTGCAATCAAAGGTGGAGTAAGTAGCAACGTCTCCGAACTCTATACCAGCCCCCGTATAGCCAGATACGCCATTACCTGATATCCCAACATTGACGAATCTTGTAAATCCTGCAAGAACGTTAAAGACTGTACCATTATAGAGTTTCTTAATAACTATATCGTTATTCTCCCACTCTAGAACCTTGCCTGCTGTGGTTATGGCTATAGCCGCCGTTATTTTGTAAATACCTGCTGTACCGTAGGAGAATTTTATATGTTTGCTTGAATTCACCGTCTTTTGTATAGCTTTGGTATCGTCAGTGGTCTCGTCACCTTTAGCGCCGAAGAAATTAACGTATGTTGCATCCTCGTATTTCCTAATCCAACATCCTGTTGTCACATTAGCCGTACCATCAAACCATGTAGTTAACTGTGTTTGATTCGTCCAATCTGTGGGGTAAGTAACATCGGGGTCAATGATTGTTCCACCGTTATGGGTGTTCTTAACTGCTGTAGCGTCCCATACGAAGTTACCTCCGCCACCTGTTACATCACTGTGGTAGTCGATGACAAAGACTGAGCTGATTACAGCAGGATCAACTGTCAGTAGGTCTTGGACAGTATCGGTAGCCTGTTCACCTCTAACTAAAACTTGGTTGAACGCCGAAGCAATGTTTACAAACTCATTGTTTATCTCAACCCCTTTGACGATCTTATTGGGGTTACCTTTAAGTAGAGCGTCCTTCGCCGCAAAATCCGTAGCTTTAGTGTATATTGCCATATTAATAGCGTCCTTCTTTCGTATAGATACTGAACTGCTGAATCGATATGGGCGCACCTACTATATCGAAGTCTACGCCTACTTGCATGACCTGCCCACTTCCCGATGCAGGAATTGACACCTGAACGATACTTACCCCTGTGGAATACTCAGCTTCCCCGTACTCAGCTTCCCCGTACTCAGCCGCATCTGGTTGAATAGGGATTGCCTTTGATAGCGCCTTAGTCTCCGGAACGTAATCAAAACCCCATCTGAAAGTAATCTGCTGATTAGATATGCCTACAACAGTGACCTTAATTGACTTCGGGATAGAAGTTTGTTCAGGATTACCGAAATCTATCCAAGAAGTGTACCACATCATCTTATAACTTACTTCATTGTCGGTATACCCGTTGTATTTCCCCACACACCCTGGCTCACCTAAGTACGTATTACGATCCTGACTGTAGAAATAGGCTGTGGGAAGAGTCCCGCTCCAGGTGGTCGCCTTCCATCCGCCGTTAGGTAATGGTTCACGGGTGCTGAAACAAGAGGTGAAGCCAGACGAAGGGAACGTGACTAAGTAAAACGCCTCGTTTGCTGAATAAACCGATTTAATCGAATCGACCGATATTTCGTTCGCAACAGCTTCTCGAACATCTCCGTCTACGTTAATGCTCAAATTCCCCATGGGAGCAGACTTTTCTTGAATTGTTCGGCGAACAGACCGCACCCCAGAAGAAGACAAGAAAATCAAATCATCTCCGGTACTCTGAACAGTATCTCGCGTAACGCATCCTACTCCACCGATTACGTCGGATAGCACCATGGTGGCGGGATCATCGGCCCCTTCGTATATCAGAATTTGCCGAGTTCCAAAAATTACTAAATTGTTATTGTGCGCCGCTATTGCCACAATCTGGTCGCCGCCATGTGGCCAGACGCCTTGAAGGTTCAATGATCCTGACGTTCCCGCTGTCCACAAGTGGGGGGCAAGCGTGTCAGACCATTTGATAGTCATTGTGTCAGTGTCGGTGTCTGCGCACCAGACTCGACCCCACGCTGACAATGCACAATTGGCTTTAAGAATAGTACCAGTATACCCCACCACCTCACTCATTCTGCGATAAGTGGTGGCGGAAACAGTCGGGTCGTAGATTAAAGGGTCATATCCTCTTTGGAAGAAGATTGCGGTATTACTCAGACTAACTATCTGCCAATTACTTGTGGTGATAGTAGGTGCAGATCCACCACCACCGTACGTTAACGTGGTCAAGGTTGTGCCGGAAACCTTATATAGATTATTGTTACCGGCTGCGAGTATCGTAATGGTTCCGTCTATCTGAACCAACTCGCCTATGGCGGTAATAGCGTTAACACCGAGTTCGGTGTTGGCGTTGGTAGTGACCTTGCTCCACCCTTTACGCGCCCCAATTCGACCGTATTTGTCAACAATACAGTTATCCGCAATAGACGAGAACTTCGAGTCCAAGTCCACGGGGGCGTCGTTGGTGTTTAACCCAGCGAACCCTGGTGCGGTGATTGTGTAGGTAGTTACGGGTTTCATTATTAGGTCGCTTCCCAGCAGTCGTTTTCGCTATACCTTGTTGCCTCAAGTGCTACCGCATCAGACAAGTGAGAACGGAACACATGGTATGCCTCAGAACTCGATAATCCTCCTTCTTCGCCACGTTCAACCGCTGCCCTGGCATACGCCCCAGCCACAACCAAGTCAGGGTCTAAGGTGAGCACGTCGGTGTCAAGAGCGAGTGGAGCAGCTGCCACGTACATGTTGCATTCTAACACAAAAGCGCCGTCGGGTATTGGGAATAATCTGATCTTGCTGTCAGTACCATCACTACCGTCCCAGCAGTAATACGCTGGGCTACCGAGTTGAGAAGAATCGGTCAACTCTGTCTGGTCGAAGATCCACTGCCGTGGCATGTTGATAAGCTGGTAATGATTGGTGGTGTCGTTAATGGTCACATGATGCTGAGAACGACCTGAACCAGTAACCACGTAATTGGCTACATTAGCAGTGGTGGTGACGGTTGGGGTGATCCTGATGGTGTCCCACCCGAATGCCCGTTCCACTTCCCGCTTGGTGTCGTTGACGAACTTCCCGATTAGCTTGGAATAAGCAGTCGAATCAACCGCAAGAACCACATCCTCCCGCAGTCTTTCAAGTACGTCGTTCACTAATTCAAGGAATGTCATTATTACTTCCTTTTATTTATAGGTGATGGGTATTCTGGTTGGAGGGTATTCCTCTTGCTCTGCGCTCATCATGCCTTGACCTATTAACACGCTTGCTGCTGGCAGGTTAGGGTTATTTAGGAACCTGAGTGTATCTGCCGTGATGGGCTTCCTTGCCATTAATTCTACGTAATTCTGCGGCGACTGCATAGCCCTCGCAGCTTCTTCTAGCGTTTTTTGGTTAATTACAACGTCACCGGCACCTTTTAGTTTATTGATAATGGCTATTGCAGGATCTAACGGATTCGGGAACTTCCCTACCATTCTATTATTCCTAATGATTTGTCTAATGGCAGGGTTTCCTTTATCCGCTAAACTTGAAAGCATCGCCTCATTGTCCAGATACTCAGTCATGAGTTTATAGTTTGACGCGTCTGTTCCGGTACGTGATAACTCGAAATTGCCTGTACCAAAGGCACTCTCTAACACTTCAGGGGCGTCTCCGCGGCCTACGTCGGCCACTCCCTTCTTGTCACCGGCTTTGAGTTTTCTGAGTGCGGTTTCTGCCACTTTCATTCGACTAATTTCACGCATTCTCGCAGAATAAGCGGCGTTATACCCTTTCCATCC